TGTATAATAAACCAACTCAACTTGAATCAATGGAAAAGGAAGAGTCGATTGAATTAGTTTCATTATCACATTTCGCAGGTAGAACTTTCGAAAATTCGGTAGTTATAGTTGATGAATTTCAAAACTTAACAAAGGCTCAATTGAGTATGGCAGTTGGTAGACTTGGTAGAAACTCAATAATGATGTTTACGGGTGATCCACAACAAATTGATCTGAAATCAAGGAATGATTCAGCTATTCATGAAATACCAAAGTTAAAATCATCTAAGTATGTATATACAGTTGTATTAACCGAGAATCACCGACATGAATCATTACAAGAAATTCTAAAATTATTAACAGAATACAATTAAATATTAGGAATTCTCAATTATTTTTTGTATCTTTGTACCTATAACATTGTAGAAAAATGCGTGTATGGGTAAGTATAAATTTATTAACAGAAAATTTCCTGATGATTTTCAAAAAGTATCTGATTATATTTTTTATAAACGGGGTATCATAGTATCACTTGGTGATATTACAAAATTCTTAGGTCATTTTAATAGACAAATAATTATACACCATAATTATGATATAACTAATAATGGTTTATTTGCATTGTTACATGAATGTGGTCGTGTATTACAACCAATCACAAACATAGGCGTTAATTCATATAAGAATCTTGATAAACATAAATATCTATATGAATATAGAATGGGAAGATTTTTAAGTGAAGTAGATGCTTGGAAACGTGGATATCAAATCGCTATGGATTTGGGTATATCTATTAATATCAAAGATTGGGAACGTGAAAAAAACAAATCATTAATTACATATTTTAATTAATTATGACCAAATCAATAATACCAATTGAAATACCAGAAACACCAATTACCGATAAAATGTTTATCCGTCAGGGGTGGGAACGATATATACATACCGAACCTGAAAAAGATGAGGATGATGATATTGAAGATGCTCCATATTATTGGGTGTTACCATTACCAAAAGATAATCCAGATGAATTGGCAGTCTGCTTAATATCATCAGAGAGTGATGAAAGTGAAGAAATCTCATTACCAATTGGTACGTATGTAGTTGAAATAGCAAACTCCAATGGAATTGGTATTTGTATAACAGAGGAAGAAGTTGAAATGTTGTATCAATCATTAACAGGTCGAGATATTAATTCCGATTAAAACATGACCATTTGTCAGATTTCACTATCATAATGTGACAAAGTGTCATACTTACATGACAAAATGTCATGTTTACATGAACGGTACAGTATTTGAACAATAGGATAATATTATTAATAATATAAAAATAGAAAAATGAATAACAGACAGAATAGATTGGATCAAGTATTTGATAATATCTTAGATGATATTTGTAATATGAGTAACAATATGAAAACATCGGGAGAAGTTCAATCAAATGAATACACCGCTGAAAAATTAGAAAACGGTGATAATCAGATTTCCATTAATATGGCAGGGTATAATCCAAAAGATGTATCTATCCAGTTAAAGGATGATATCTTAACAGTAAATAAAACGGTTTTGACTGGGATTTCTAGTACAAGAAGTAAATACCCGTCAATTCAGTTTAAGTTATATGATAAATTAGATGGTAAAAAAACAACTGCCAAGTTTAATTATGGTATGTTGATAATTACAATCCCATTAAAAAAAGAAAGGAAACCTATTGATATTGAGATTAATATTGATTAATAATAAGTGATTTTTTCGCACGTGGTTATGTTAGAGAGGATTCGATTACGAGTCCTCTTTTTTTATATTTCTAATATTTATAACCACATAATATACAAATATATTAATTATGAATGATTTATACAAAAACCGTATCATGGATATGATAGACGGCGTAAATGGCCGAGTTAAATTAATTGACAGGATGATAGACGGAACAAAACGTTCTGATCCAGCAGAGGCTAAACGTTACTTAAATGATATTAAAACACAGTTAGAAAAAATCTCAGAATTAGTGAGTATTTCATAATGAAGTTAAGAACCATATTATTGGGCTTATCTGCACTCTTTGTAGCGTTCAACGCCGCATTCTTTTCAATAACAGGTTTATCACAATTATTCGCAGGTGCAACCCTTTCGGTAATATTAATGGCTAGTTCGTTAGAATTGGCCAAACTTATTACGGCCTCATTTTTGTATAACTATTGGAAGAAAATTAACAAAGTATTACGAGCGTATTTGTTCGCGGGTGTTGTCATATTGATAATCATAACATCAGCGGGTATATATGGATTCCTAACAGCGGCATTCCAAAGTACATCTGATAAACTTGATGTACTTGATAATAAAACCGAGTTATTAGAATTACGCAAAGATAGATTTGAATCCCAAGTAACCACCTATACAAATGAAGAAGCCCAATTATCTAATTCTATAAATGAATTAACAAAGGGGTTGTCGAATAATGTAATTCAGTACAGAGATAGTGCTAGTGGTAAGATTATCACAACCACATCATCAAACACCCGTAGAGTATTGGAACGCCAATTAAATGATTTCAAATCTAAACAAGATACCATTTCGGTAAAAAAAGAAATCGCATTAGATTCCATAACAGCAATTGATATTAGGTTATTAAATTCACAAACAACTGCTGATGTTACATCGGATATCGGTGCGTTGGTATATTTATCAAAGGTAACGGGTAAACCAATGTCAACCGTCATTAATTGGTTCGCGTTGTTTATTATCTTTGTTTTCGATCCACTAGCAGTTGGATTAATAGTTGCATTTAACACAGCTTTGCGTGTAGATAGAGGTGAACACCCAACTACAAAAAAAGTACAGGAGACACCCTTAAAAGAGGAACCAGTTGAACCTCAACTAGTTACATCACCTAAAGATGTTGCAACAATGATTGAGGCTAACGAATCACCACCAGAACCAAACGAAGCTTTGAAAAAAGCCGCCGAAACATATAAAAGTGAGGGTGTAAGTGAGGGAGTAAGTGAGGGTGTAAAAGAAACACTTGAACTACATCAAGGTGAGAACGAACATGAATTTTATGAGGGTAAAGAACGAACAAGTTATACCGATGTTCCATATTATGCACACCCAGAATTCGAATGGGATGAAACTAACCAATGGTTAGGTGATAGAGCCGCTGAAAATTATTGGATTCGTCATAGAGGTGGTTCATATCAAGCTATTAATGAATTACGACAGAAAAATAAATAATAAATAATTAGGATATATCAATTATTTTTTGTATCTTAGTGAGTTATAAACTTTATTTTTACAAATGGCATTTGCAGTTAAACTAGATGTGGTATTAATATACAAAAATTCAAAACGAAGTAATGCTAAAATTCGTATGAAAGTATATCGTCATAAAGCAATTGATGAAATACTAGATGCAACGAATAAACGATTACATATTCCAGAGAACGCAGAAATCTTACAAATAGGATTTGGTAGTACGTTCAAAGAACGATATAAAGAAAAATATAAGTTATGATTGGTGTAACTTGATTCTCTTTTTTTAATTTATGTATATTTATACACATGGGAGTAATATATAAAATAACGTCACCAAGTGGTAAAATTTACATAGGACAGAGTGTTAATTACAAAAATAGATTAAAACATTATAAATCATTATCATGTAAATCACAGATTAAGTTATATAATTCATTAGTAAAATATGGATATGATCATCATGTATTTGAGATACAAGACCGAGTTGATAATTCATTGTTAAATGAACGAGAGCGATATTGGCAAGATTATTATGATTCAATGAACGGAGGATTAAATTGTGTATTAACCGAAACAAATGATAAGAGTGGAATTCAATCTAATGAAACTATTGAAAAACGAAGAAAAAAACTTATAGGGAAAACACGTACTGATGAGTTCAAGCAAGCGTGTCGTGATAGAATGTCTGGACATAAATTATCGGAATCTACTAAACGTAAATTATCAGATGTGATGAAGTTAAACGGTAATAAGCCACCTACATATCACGGTGTGGAACATCCAAATTATGGTAAATCAATGTCAAGTGAAACTAAACTAAAATTACGAATGGCTAATTTGAGTAAATCCATACATAGTGATGAATGGAAATTAGAACTTAAGCAACGAATGACGGGTGAGGGTAACCCATTTTACGGTAAGTCACACACGGATGATGTTAAACAAAGATTACGTGAGGTAAAACTAGGAACAACATTAAACGAGGATACAAAACATAAAATATCAAAAGCTCATAAAGGCAAACATGTCGGTGGAAATAACAACTCAGCTCGTAAAGTGATTAATATTAAGACAAACAAATTATACAGCTGTATAAAAGATGCAGCCATTGATAACAACATTACACCATCTAAACTATATAGATGGTTAGGTAATCCAAACCAAAATAAAACATATCTAAGATATTATGAAGTTACGTGAAAATCAGTTGCCGGTCGTGTCGATGGGTGTGGAGTTCTTCCGTACACCAAAGATAAAACCATCTATAATTGTAGCACCAACCGCGTTTGGTAAATCAATTGTTATTGCTTTTATTGTCAAGGAATTAAAAGAAAAGGTGTTGGTTATTCAACCATCTAAAGAATTACTCGAACAGAATTATGAAAAGTTTACCACACTCGGTGGCGAAGCTAGTATTTATTCTGCCTCAATGGGTGAAAAAGAAATCGGCGATGTTACATACGCAACCATTGGTTCTATTATTAAAATAGCACATAGATTCAGATCACTTGGTATTACAAAAGTGATTATAGATGAATGTGATAGGTATCCACGAAATCCAACTGGTATGTTACGTAGATTTATAGATGCCTCACGCGTAACTCATGTACTTGGTTTAACGGCGACACCATTGAAATTACAGACTAATATGGGTGATGATGGCCCGTTTTCAAAATTGGTAATGTTAACCAATCGTAGTGCAAAAGGAGCATTTTTCAAACACATATTATGTGTATCACAGATTCAAGATATTGTAAAATTGAATTATTGGACACCATTGGTGTATCAATCGTATGAGTTCGATTCAGGAAAATTAGTGTATAATTCAACCAAAGCTGATTATACTAACAAATCAATGGAAAAGGCCTATGAACACCAAAACATTGAAACTAAAATCGTAAAAAAAGCGAAAGAGTTATCAGATAGAAAATCTATATTAATCGCCGTACCAACGGTGGCACAGGCTACTCGGTTAGCGGGATTGATACCAGATGCCGCGGTAGTACATGGTGAAACAAAAAAGAAGGAACGTGATAGAATTATAACAGAATTCAAAAGTCAACGAATCAGAGTAGTTGTACAAGTGAATGTGTTAACCGTTGGATTTGATTATCCACAATTGGATTGTGTGATAACAGGTCGTCCAACATCGTCAATAACATGGTGGTATCAATTTGTTGGTAGAGGTACACGTATTCACGATGATAAAGAGAATTGTATGGTAGTTGACTTTGTAGGTTCGGTACAACGGTTCGGTAAAGTTGAGGAGTTATATTACGCTGAAACTGATGAACGGTGGGAATTATACGGTTCGGGTAAAAAACAAATCACGGGACTACCGATGCATGAAATTGGTTTGTTCTTAGAGGATGGTACTGATTTAGGTGAAATTGTAACCGAAGATGGTGATATTGAAAAGGTATATATGACGTTTGGTAAGTATGCAACTAAAGAGGTACGTAGTATTCCACACTATTATAGAAAGTGGATGTTATCAAATATAACATGGGGTCCCTGGAATATTAAGATTAAAAATGAAATTGAACGATTAGAAAAAATACAAAATAATTAGGATATGTCAACTTTTTTCGTATCTTTACTATATATAAGTTACATTTATGGATATAATAAAAGACAAAAATAAATTATCAATACCAGTTCGTCCAACAAAACTGACAACAGAACGTATTGATGAAATTTCAGATTTACTAAAAGTTGAACTGAAGAACCATGGCGATGATAGGGTTGGAATGGCGGCTAATCAACTTGGAATTGACGTACGAATGTGTATTGTCAAGGTAAAGGATACATTGATTTTAATAAATCCACGTATTATAAGTAAATCGACAAACGTGGTATCATACTACGAACAATGTTTATCAATTGATAAATCAATGAAATCACCAATACAAGTACAACGTCATACAGAAGTAACGATTATGACTGATAACTTGGGTGAATTGACATTTAAACCAGATACATACAAATGGAAAGATTCTAACGATTTCTATTCTGATTTGGGTATGTTGGAGTCAGCGTGTGTTCAACATGAGATTGATCATTTAGATGGTATCATAATTGATTCAGATTTACGGAAATGGTTTGTACCGAGAAAATCAGAGAAAACATACGGAAGAAATGAACGTGTGATGATTCGGTATAAAAAAGACGGTACAACTGGATTTATGAAATATAAAAAGGCATTATTATTACCTCAACTAGAAATTGAGATTTTGTGATCAGAATGGCTAAGTATTAACTAATTATAAATTGTATGAAACGATGGATATTATTGTTATTATTTATACTAATGTTACCAACTTTATTACCAACTTCAAATAGTACGGTAATAATACAACTTCCACCTATTAACTACTCCATGATATATGATCATTTGGAGTGGAATATGGTGCAAGAACCTGTAGAAAATTATGTGGTAATTAAAAAAACTAAAAAAAGTGAATTGTATAAATTTTTAAAAGATATTGGACACAGGGAAAGTACTAATACATATGATACTGTAAATACACTTGGATATATGGGTTGTTATCAAGTTGGACAGGCAACACTAAAAGGACTGGGTATTAAAATATCAAAGGAGGATTTTCTTAATAATCCTGAATTTCAAGATAAAACAATGATTAAACTTCTGTTACATAATAAATCAAAATTACAGAAGTATATAGATTATTGGGATGGTAAACGAGTTCATGGACAAATAATAACAGAAAGTGGGATTTTAGCCGCAGCACATTTGGCAGGACAGGGAAACGTAAAAAGGTTTTTTAAGTTCGGTGATAATCCACAAGATAATTATAAAACAAAATTAACAACATATCTACATGAATTTAGTGGATATGCATTACAATTAAATTAACAAACGAAAACATGACACTAGAGATTTTTTTAGGACTAAGTTTGATATTCAATATCATACTTGGCATTGGTGTACGTAATTTATTACGGCAGAACCACCAACTTGAAGATGCCGTTCTCAATGAACGAGATACGATACATCGAGAATTTTCAAAAACATTAGAAACATTACGAGAAATTGATTCAAAAGGAGCATTTGAATCAGATGACGAAGTTGGTGCTATTTTTAATGATATAAAACAGGCTATTACTGAATTAGGCGAAAAAATATAATATGGCGATACCAAGACAAAGAAAAGCAAAGAAATCAAAAATATACTTTGGTAAGCCAGCACAAGATGCTATTATACTGTTTAATGAATGTGATGATCCAATCGAGCGTAGTAAGATTTATGAAGATCACATTAAAGCACCATTTGAAAAACTAGCCGAAATTGTTTTTAATAAATTCAAATTCGTGTATTTCGATGTACCTGATATAGATGTTCAACGTGATGTTGTATCTGTTATGGTAGAGAAAATGCATATGTTCGATCCTGCATTGGGACGAGCATTTTCATATTTTACAATTGTAGCAAAAAATCATCTTATTCTAAACAACAATAACAACTATAAGAGGTGGAAACAAACAGCTATAATGTCACAAATGACTGAAACATGGAATCCACCTGATCAATTCTATCACGACGAAGAGGGTGGTGAGTTCAAAGAATTCAAGAATAAAATGTTACAATATTGGGATATTAATTTAACAAAAGTCTTTGTTAAAAAACGAGATATTCAAATAGCAGATGCAATTCTTGAATTATTCCGTAGAAGTGAGTATATTGAAAATTTCAATAAAAAACAGTTATATTTACTCATACGTGAAATGACAGATTGCAAAACACATTATATTACAAAAGTAGTAAATATAATGAAAAAACACCAGACTAAAATGTTAAATGAATATTTAGATACAGGTGATGTTACCTCACCAACTGATGAATTTTGGAAAGACAACGAATAACATTAATTAAAAATACATAATATTTAACCTCATACGAAAGTGTGAGGTTTTTTTATTTAATATATTTATATAATGAATAAATATCATAAACTATGAATACTGAATTTGAATTATTTCCAGGCAAAAATCTAAGTGGTTTGTTTTCTGACATATACACAAATCAGAAAACCAAGAAACTACGTATTTCGGGATTAATAAAAGATGTAAAGGATTTACTAAAATCAGCTACTGATTATGCAACGCTGGGGCCCTTACTCCGAGATTTGGTTGATAGTTCTATTAAGAACGATGATTCGTTGGTAAAGTTGGCCACTATAGCACAACGTATAATATCAGCTTCGATTCAAAGTGACGGGGTTGATGCTGGTGTATTAACTGATGCGGAAAAGGAACAAATACTTAAAGAAATAGATGAAACCGTTGCTGAATCAAATGTGATAAATGATGCCAAAGTAGATGAATTAGCAGATGAGTTAGACGAACTTAAAGGAAAACTTACAACCAATGAGCAATAGAATAGAGGCCTCAAATAGAGCTAAAACAACAAATTATCAAGCTCCGAAGAAACCACCATTAACAGGTGTTGTTATTGATGTAATATTGAATGAAGATCATGAGAGAATCAACGATTCGGATGCTGAAGTATTTTCTGGAAAAGATTTATCAGTAATTGGTTCATGTTTAATTCGGCCGCTTGGTGATAATGTATCCGCAGCTGAAGATCTACTTGTGATGAAACCATATGATTCACTATCACTTGATGTTCCGTTGATAGGTGAAACCGTTCAGCTAATAACTGTTGGCATCAGGCGTTATTATAGAAGAATTCCCGATGCAGGACTAAATCAAGGTAACGCCGTAGAAAATGTTGATTCATCATTATACCCAAATACAGAACCTAAATCGAATAAAGCATCGGATTACAAGACCTCATCAAGTACTGGCATACCGAATTCAAGTGGTGAATCGGAACGAGATACAACAATGGGTGAATATTTTGAACCAACTCAAACTAATGCATTATTATTATATGAGGGTGATAAGATAATACAATCACGGTACGGCCAATCAATAAGATTTAGTGGGTATAATAACGAAGAAAAAAAGATATCACCAACAATAATCATACGAAACCGACAAAATGATAAATCATTATCAGAATTAAAACCATTTGATATAACAGAGGAAGATGTAAATCGTGATGGTTCATCAATAGTATTGAGCTCAAATAAATATCAATCATTGTTCCAACCTGGCACAATAGATGATGGTGGTAGTAGTGATTTTGATACAACTCCTGATAATTTTTTGGATTATCCATCTGAATTAGATGGTGATCAGATTATAATAAATACTGATAGAATTATATTATCTGCTCGAGCAGGTGAAATGATTTTCTATTCAAAAGGAAATTGGGGATTTATTTCGGATGGATTCATGTCAATTGATAATGGTGAAGCTGGTGCATATCTCAACTTTAATGGTGAATTTACATTAAACACAAATGATAATGACATGTATTTTCTTGGTGGAAGTGGAAAGATATATTTGAATATAGAATCTGATTCCGAGCCACTTATACGTGGAGAAACACTTAAAGGACTATTAGAAGAATTAATTGATGCCATAAATAAACAAGTATATTCAACACCAGCAGGGCCTACTTCGGTTGGGCCGATTAACGCCCCTGTATTTGAAAGTATTAAGGCTAAATTACAAACAATGTTGTCAACCTTAAATTTTACTGAATAATGTCATATTCTCTTTTCAAAACTAATATGAAATCAATGATGGATGATCCAGATAGTATCGGGAATTTCCAACAATTCGGTAAGAAATTAACAGACGAATATGATTTGTTAATTAAACGTGGATTTCAAAGTCAAATAGATTCTGTACCAATCGGTTCAGCAAATAAACCAGCTATGGAACAGTTGGTAAATTTAGCGTTAATGGCTATGTTACAACAAAAAGAGGGTGAACATAGTATAGTATTTGAAATCGGTAAAGGTATCATTATGTATTGGACGGGTGCTTCATTAAGTAGTATGCCACCACCAATAACACCAGCTATTGGATCTATTGTGAACGTATCAACCGTATCAGCTCCTGTTCTAAATTCAGGTACATTTCCAAATTTAGGGCCGAATTCACCAACGGAAGATACCGCTGATTTAATAGATAATTTAATTGATGCTATCACCATTCATTTAACAACAATCACAGGATTATATAACACTATATCACTATATCCAGCTGTACCAACACCCACACCAGCTCCAGGTGTCCTGCCGTGGACTGGATTTACCATCCCGTAACACATTAATTATGGTGTAATAGTAAAAATATATAAATGATATATTTATACTTAGACAACAAATTATAATGTAAAATGGACGTAAGAAAATTAAGAAAACTTATTGAACGAGTAGTTGCTAAGGAAGTTAAAAAACAATTACCTATACTACTTGAACAAATGGGCACAGCTCATTCAAATAAGAGATTAACTGAAGTTGATGAGGTTGAGGTGGATCCGTTTAAATTAGCCAATGCTGTATTAGAACAAGACAGAGGCGTTGTGAATTCCACATCACCACCAAATGTTAAAATGAAACGATTAAGTTCAAATCCAATGTTAAATGAGATTTTGAACGAAACAACACCATTTAATATGACACCAATGGATTCAGCAATACCAGTTGATTCGGATGATAAAACTGTAAATTTTGATACAAATATAGCTGAAAGCGGTATTGATGGTCTTAAAGCTCAAATGGCACAAAAAATGGGATATGGTGATGTAGCACCTATTAATACACCAGAAAATAGTGGTATGGGTGTTACAACTGGATTATCGGGATTGGATAGAATATTAAACCGAGATAATTCAGAACTTGTTAAACGGTTCAAAACACGATAAAGGAGATTGATTTATGTCATATGAGATAGGTTCGAAACTAGTAAAAGATACGGTTGAATTTAATAATTATGCGTATGGTATTGTGTTACCCGTTCAACGTGGTAATACTGGATATTTTAAACAAGCATTTACTTCGTATGATCAGGCACGTGCAAACTTATTGAATTTATTATCTACAAAACGTGGTGAACGAGTAATGCAACCATTATTTGGAACAGGACTCCATTCAATATTATTTGAACCAATGGATGATGCATTTGAACAAAAATTACAAGATACTATAATCGAGAGTGTTAACTACTGGTTACCATATATCACGGTTAAAGATATAGATGTTGATATGACGGATGTAATGAAAGATAATTATACATCAAATTTGAAAATTGGATTCACGGTCGGTACAGATATAACATTACAAGAAATAACATTTACAATACAAGGATAACAAGTAATGGCATTAAATAGCATAATTAAAAAACGTAATCAGGGAAGGGATATAAAATATCTTAACAAGGATTTTGAAAGCTTTCGTAAAAACTTAATTGAATATACGAAAACATATTTTCCTCAAACTTATTCTGATTTTAACGAGTCATCACCTGGAATGATGTTCATGGAAATGGCATCGTATATTGGTGATACATTGTCATACTACATTGATGATTCATTGAAAGAATCAATGATGTTATATGCTGAGGATAAAGAGAATGTGGTAAACTTAGCTAGATATCTTGGATATAAGTCAAAAGTTACAACACCTGCGTTAGTACAAATAGCAGTATATCAATTAGTACCATCGGTTGGTACTGGTGATGAAAATTCACCTGATTCAAGATATTACTTACGTATACGTGAGGGTATGTTAGTAGAATCACGTGATACAAGTACATTATTTAGAACAACGGAATTGTTGGATTTTAATGTAGTAGATGGACGAGAAATTAGTGTTCATGAGGTTAGTTCCGTAACAGGTGAACCAACTTTTTATCTAATAAAGAAATATGTAAATGCTATCTCAGGTACACCAAAAACAACAACAAAGACATTCACATCACCAGATCAATTTTCTGAAATTGTTATTAGTGATACCAATGTGATTGATGTGTACGATGTTCGTGATTCAAATGATAACAAGTGGTATGAAGTACCATATATGGCACAAGAAATGGTATTCGTTGACTACGCACTATCAACACAAACTGATTCAGGTTTAAGTACATACAGTACATCGGTATCAAATATATTACGATTAATTAAAACATCACGAAGATTTACTACTCAGGTAAACTCGGATAATACCACAACATTGGTATTTGGCGGTGGAAATTCAACAGCTGGTGATGAAACTCTAATACCAACCTTTAAAAATGTTGGTTTGGGGTTACAATCATCAATAGATAAATTAGGTGCATCATTTGATCCAGCCAATTTCTTAAAAACACAATCATACGGACAAGCACCAGCTAACACCACATTAACAGTATCGTATTTAGTAGGTGGTGGTGTTGATTCAAACGTAACAGAGGGACAATTAACACGTATACAATCAATTGAGTTTGAGGATGATACCAAAGTATTCTCAGCTGATCAAGACCGTTTATATCAAAGAATGAAAACTACTATAGCAGTTGAGAACGAAACGGCTGCTACGGGTGGAAGAGGTGCAGAAACCGTTGAGGAAATTCGACAAAACGCACTGGCAACTTTTGGTTCTCAAAATAGAGCCGTAACAAATCAAGATTATCAAGTGAGAGCATTATCATTACCACCAAAATATGGTGGTATTACTAAGGCACACGCAACCTCAACCAAAACCCCAGGCCATAATTCATATACGGTTGATTTATATATCTTGGGATATAATTCAGATAAAAAATTAGCTTCATTAAATACAGCTGTTAAGGAAAATTTACGAACTTATATCAATGAGTATAAAATGTTAACCGATTCTATTAATATTATTGATGGATTTATTGTAAATATCGGCGTGGATTTTGAGATAAGAGTATATGGTGGTTATAATAAACGAGAGGTATTAGTGAGGTGTATCGAATCGGTTACTGATTATTTTAATATTGATGATTGGACATTTAACATGCCAATTAACATAAGTGAACTAGAATTAATGATATCAGGTATAGAGGGTGTACAATCTGTACCGAAGTGTGATATTACTAATAAATCTCAAGGTACATACTCACGGCACTCATATAATATAAATGAGGCCACCAAAAATAAAATGCTTTACCCAAGTTTAGATCCATCAGTATTTGAGGTTAAATATCCAGGTACTGATATACAAGGTAAGGCTGTGTAAAAAGTAAAGGAAATACAATGTATTATTTCATGACAGCATCAAAAGATGCAACAATATATAAACAACAAGAAACCCAAAATTCTGGGTTAGATGAGGTATTAGAAATTTCAAAAACCTACGTGGGTTCGTTATTAGATATAGCACACACGTTGATTAAATTTGAAACGAGTACGGTTGCTTCATTGATATCAAATGGTGAGGTGACTGCATCTTCGGTAGAACTTATTCTCCGTGAATGTGAAAGTGATGCAGTTCAAACTGAATATTCGGTATACGCATATCCAGTATCACAATCATGGGAAATGGGACTCGGTACTAGATTTGATGATGTTACCGTAAATGGTGTAACGTGGAATCGAAGAAGAACCAATACAAACTGGTTATCAGGTAGTTATGCCACGGGAACAACGGGTTCAGCAACAGGTGTTGGTGGAACTTGGTATACGGGTTCAGAGGCAACACAATCATTTAATTACCAAACAACGGATATAATGATGGACGTTTCATCATCATTATCAGATTGGATAGAGGGTACAATTCCAAATGAGGGATTTATATTGAAATTAAGTGCAACTGCTGAAAATAATGTATTGGATTATGGACAACTTAAATTCTTTGGTAAAGAAACGAATACCATATATCAACCTACAATTCGTATAGGGTGGGACGATGCAGTATTTGCAACGGGTTCATTGACTGAATTAACGGCAGCTGATATTTCAATTAGATATAAACGATTAAAAACAAGATATAAAACAGGAAGTACACCACGAATTACAGTAATAGGACGTGAAAAATATCCATTAAAAACATATACATCACAATATTCATATACTGATGTAAAATATTTACCAAGCACTAGTTATTATCAGATTAAAGATGCAGTAACACAGGAAATACTTATACCATTTAGTGATTACACTAAGATTAGTTGTGATTCAACTGGTAACTATTTCAAGTTGAATTTAACTAATTGGCCTGTAAATAGGGATTACTACGTTGAGATAAAAATCAATAGAGATGGTGTAATAGAATATTTTACGGATGATGATTTAACATTTACATTAGAGGAATAATCAACAATGAATGAAACAGTTAGTATAAAACGAAGTATAACTATTGGTGATGTAAAAGGCCTTGTTGAAAATGCTCGTTATATTGAGGGTGAACTTAAAAAAACCATTGATGTGAGTATTACCGAGTTAATAAAACCACGGTCTAAAAAGAAAACTGCACTCATGTTAAAATCCGCTTATACTGAATTACAACGTAAATATGATGAGTTATTAAATAGAACTGATGAGTTAAATAAACAACATAATAAATCAAAACAGACAATAACTAAGTTACAATCATCTACTGAAACGGCTGTACAAACATCTGATGCTGATAGGAAAAGACGGGAAGAGTTGGAATTAGATG